CGCTGTCCGTATCGAAACCGTCGAAGTGAAGATGAACCCGGAAGAACTGGCGAGCCTCGACGGCTTACGCAAGCTTTTTGGCCTCGGTCGCAGCCCTTTCCTGCGCGCGCTGAGCAATGTTGCAGCGCACACGCATGGTATGGCGCCGCCTCCGGCTCGGGAATCCCGAGGATGTCCGGGTCGTGGTCGTCCGGCCTGCCGCGCACGCGGCGCAATGGGTGGCGCCCGGAGGAATCTTTAATGGCTTCCGGCTGCGTTCGGAGACGACAAAAACACGCCCTGCCACGAGCTGGGCTGAACAGGAATCAGAACCATGACAACACCAACCCAAGATCCGGACATGACGAAGCTGCTGTCGATGACTGACAACGTCGTGATCCGGGATCGTGTGTACGGAGCCGCCCGCAACTCGGGCAACGAGAACCGGGAATACGGGCGGCTCCACAAGAGCATCAACGAGCTGGCGAAGGAGGCGAAGAAGTTCCGCGCGCCCGTCGACCAGGTGGGGGAGTGATGGACGACCCGATCATTTCCCGCGACACGATCCGCCAGCGCGGCGCCGACGCTTTCGACCGTGGCGTTGACATCGACGGACATAACATGAACCCGGGCGCGCCGGCTATCGAGGATTGGCGCAAGGGCTGGATGGAACGCCGGGCCGCCGTGTATGCGCGCGACCTGGTCAAGTTCTTCGCCGGTGAGGTATCGCCGCCATGAGCCCGCGCGAGGCTGCCGTCCTACCGGCGCCCCTCACACCGTCCGAATGCAACCTGCAGGACTTCGCGTTCATGCCGCTGGACGTCGCCCGTTTGCGTGACAGCGACATGGCCGCGTACGAATCCCCTGAGGCATGCTGGGCCGCCGTGCTTCTCTGGAGCGCCGCGTGGCACCAGGTGCCCGCTGCATCCCTTCCCGACGACGACCGCTTCCTGGCCAAAGCGGCAGGCTACGGTCGCGTGGTCAAGGAATGGATGAACGTGCGCGAAGGCGCGCTGCATGGCTGGATCAAGTGCGACGACGGCCGGCTGTATCACCCCGTCGTCGCGCAGAAAGCCATGGAATCCTGGCGTGCGAAGCTACATCACGCCTGGAAGAAAGAGTGCGATCGGATCCGGAAAGCGAACAAGCAACGCGAGTCCGAGGGCAAACCTCCGCTACCGCTTCCACAGGAACCGGGCACGTCTTCCGCGCCCGTTCCAAAGGAATCATCTGGAATTCCAGCGGAAAGCGTACCTGATTCCGATGGAACAGATTATTCCGATGATGGAAATCCGCCGGAAAACTCTCTTAAGGGACAGGGAGAAGGACAGGGACAGGGAGAATATAAAAAACCAGAATCATCATCTCCTCAGGCCTCAACTGACGCGCACGAGGCAAGCGCGGACGACGACGGCCGGACGCCGCCGCTGCCCAGCAACCGCAACGTGCAGATCGCGCTGCTGCTGCGTGCCCAAGGCATCCAGGCGACGTCGCAGAACCCGGTGATCTGCGTGACCTGGGCGCAGAACCCGAGGGTGACGGACGAGGTGCTCAACATCGCTGTCGCAAAAGCCAAGGCCGCGAAGGGCGACAAGCCGATCCCGCTGGGCTACCTGTTCCCAATCGTCGAGCAGGAGCTGCAGGCGCAGGACGCACCGCCGCCGGATCCTGCCCAGCAGAAGCCGCGCGAAAGCTGGGAATGGAAGCGCACACCAGGCGGTATCGAGGCGAAGGGCCGTGAGCTCGGCATGTTCGCCCGCGGTACCGAGACCCACGCCGACTTCGCGAAACGCATCGAAGCCGAGATCCTGAAGCGGAAAGGTGCCCAGCCATGACCCACACCCACGAAGACCGCGTCGCCGAGCGCGACCCGTGCATGTGCACCGCGTACGGCTGCCCGCTGCTGGGCACCATGACGGGATCGACCAGCGGTGCCAACGACTGGGCGTGCCCGTACCACGTGAACAAATCGGCAGCGCACCTGCAGGACATCACGCGGATCATCAACCGGCATCGCTGGCTGGCCGAGGCGATCACGATGGTTCGCGGCATGGTCCCCAGCAACCCGAACCGGGCCAAGATCATCGAGCGCCTGTGGAACGACTTCAACGTGCACGACCGCGCCGAGCTGTACTGGGACCGCGTCGAGAACGTGCGCCAGTGGACGAACCGGCTCGAGAAGGCGCTCGACGAGCTGGTGGCGCCCGAGCTGCAACAGGGCGAAGTGCCCCGCATTGGCCAGCCTGCCGAGACCTGGGGAAGTGCTGGCGCGGCGCTGCCGCTCTGGGCCTGACGAGACCATTTCGCGCGCGAGCGCACCACCGAGCCGGGTTACGGCTTCGACAACAACCTGAAAGGCAGACATGAACGACCAAGCAATCGAGCAGGAAATTCAGGCCAAGGGCAAAACCGCGCCGCGGGTCACGCCTGCGGACATCGAGGCGAACATCGCCAGCACGCACTACTTCACGGCGCACGACGGCGTGATCGGCCGCGACTTCGACGCTGGGCTGATCGATGACCCGCACGGGCACAACGTGCCGCCCGCGCTGGGCCTGCTGACTTTCTGCGTGCTGGTCCTGCGCAACGGCTTTACCGTCACCGGCGAGAGCGCGTGCGCGAGCCCGGAGAACTTCGACGCCGAGATCGGTCGCAACATCGCGCGACAGAACGCCGTGCAGAAGATCTGGTCGCTGATGGGCTATGCGCTCAAGGACCAGCTGGCCGCGCGAGGTGCCGCATGAACCGCTTCATCGGAACCAAGATCATCATCGCCGATTCCATGACCAGGGCGGCCTACGTGGCCCTCCGCGGCTGGCAGCTGCCGGCGAACGAGAACGGCACGGACGAAGGTTACCTGGTCAAGTATGAGCCAGACGGCAAGCCGAACGTCCCGGGCCGCGACGGCTACGTGAGCTGGACGCCGAAGACTGCATTCGACAACGCCTACCGTCCCTGCGACGCGATGACGTTCGGCCTGGCCCTGGAAGCCATGAAGCGCGGCGCCAAGGTCGCGCGCGCTGGCTGGAACGGCAAGGGCATGTGGATCTCGCTTTCCGGCAGCACGACCAACCCGCGCAACATCGCCTACGAGAACTTCTGGTCGAAGAACGCCAGCGAATGGGCCCGCACCGAAAACGGCGGCGGTGCCGAAGTCCTGCCCTGCATCCTCATGAAGACGGCCGACAACCGGATCCTGATGGGCTGGCTCGCCTCGCAGACCGACATGCTGGCCGAGGACTGGCAGATCGTCGAGTAACCACCACGCCGCCCGGCCGCCGGGCGGCAACAACAACGACACGGGAGAACCTGAACCATGAACATCCTCGCCATCGACATCGGCACCACCACCGGCTGGGCCCGCAGCTCGCGCGCCGGCACCGTCACGAGCGGCAGCGAGTCGTTCGCGCCGCGCCGCATGGAAGCGGCCGGCCAGCGCTGGCTGAAGTTCCGCGCCTTCCTCAACGAGCAGCGCGTCGCTGGCGGCGAGATCCACGCGGTCTACTACGAGGACGTGAAGCAGCACGCCGGCACGCTGGCCGCGCACGTCTACGGGGGCTTCCTCGCGTGCCTCGAGATGTGGTGCGCGGCGAACAACGTGCCGCTCAAGCCGGTCGGCGTCGGCGTCGTCAAGAAGCACTGGACCGGCAAGGGCAATGCGGACAAGGTCGCCATGTGCGAGACCGCGCGCGCCCGCGGCTTCCGGCCAAAGGACAACAACGAGGCCGACGCGCTGGCGATCCTGTCGCTGGCCCAGCACCTGGAAGGCGTGGCCGCGCCGGTAGCGGAGGCGGCATGATCGGCGCGTTCTTCGATTTGCTCACGCCGATCTACGAGCACGAGGCCACGCGGCAGCGCATCGCCGTGCTCGAGGCGGACATGGCGCGCCAGCGCCGCGCGTACGAAGAGCAGCTGCGCGCGCACGCCACTGCGGATCCGGCCGTCATCGATGTCGAGGCGCGCGTGGTCGATGACGTGCGCGCGCTGCCGGCGCCCGAGGGAACGGAGGCACCTTGACCGAACGGAAGGACATCGGCTGGAGGTTGGAAAACTGGGCGCGCTGGGCAACCGCGCGCGGCCGGCGCGGCGCCGACTGCATGACGGGCGCCATCTGCGACAGCATGCGCCGGTCTGCCTTGGGCGACGTCTGGTCCGGGCACGAGGTGAGCGCCGGCATCGACGCGAAGGATGCCTCGCGGATCCAGATGGCCATGCCGCGCATCCCGATCGCGCAGCGCGTGCTGCTGAACTGGTGCTACATCGAGCAGGCCCGGCCCGAAGTCGTGGCGCGCAAGTGCTGCGGTTCCGCGCTGCGCAGGCCGCCGTTGAGGATGCGGCCGACGACCTGGACAGCGGGAACCGGTGAACGCGCCGGCGTACAATGTGCGGCTGATGAGATTGCGTAGGGGCGACCGTGAAAGCAGATGAAATCGAACAGCAGATGACCGAGCTCCGGCAGTACGACGCTCTGTCTGACCAGACGGAATATCGGTGGGACTTTGGCGTGCACGGCGTGGCAAAAAAATACCGCCCGGACCTTGGCGACGAAGCAACTTGGGTGGCGCACGCGCGCAGGGAAGCGGCGGCGAAGCTCGCGCAGATGACGGGCACCCGCCGAGACGCCGGGGACGACGACAACACCTTCATGCGCGTGCAGTGGGACGGCGACGAACCCGTGCCGAGCGATGATGATGGCCCCGACGGCATGCCTCTGCGCCCGCGCGGGCCCGGCCTATCTGCCGAAGACCTGCAGCTGCTGACGCTGGCCGCGCGCGCGATCGGCGCCGAACGGGTAGAGGTCGTCGAGGGTGAGGCCTGGCTGAACCTGTACTTTTCGGACCGGCCGCCTGCGTTCGGCTGGAACCCGCTCCGGCACAGCGATGACACGTTCACAATGATGGTCTGGCTGCGGCTGCTGGACGAGCATCCCGACTTCACGTACAAGCTGGCCGAGGAACAGGGCCGCGAAGGTGCCGACGAGGTCGAGGCCGCACGCCGCGCTGCAACGCGCGCCGCTGCCGAGATCGGTAAGCAACGTTCCAGCTAGAAATTTCTTGACAGCGGGAAATCTCAGCAGTAAATTCCGAGCAACAACTAATTTCCGTCCTTCAAGACGCGCGCCGGGTTCCCAGTGGGAGCCCGCGGCGCGCCCGAAGGGAAAGCGAGGCCCCGAAGCAGCGATGCTCGGGGCCTTTTTGCTTTCCGGGCGGTAGCGTTTGACGGTCGGGAACAGCACCGACACCAATTCACAGCGTCTCCTCGCCCTGGTCGATCAGCAGGGCGTTTCGGGCCCGGCCTCAACAGCCGGGCCTTTTTTTTGCCCGAACCACATGACCACATCCAGCTACACACCCGAGCTCGCCGCCCAGTTCTGCGCCGCGATCGCGGATGGTGGGTCTCTCCGTTCGGTCTGCAAGAAGCCGGGCATGCCCAGCAAAGCGACTGTGTTTCGCTGGCTGGCCGAGAACGCCGCGTTTGTGAAGATGTACGAGAAGGCCACCGACGAGCGCGCCGACACGTTTGTGGACGAGATCGTCGACATCGCGGACAACTGCCGCGCCGACAAGGACTCTATCCGCAAGGCCAAGCTGCGCATCGAGGCGCGCGTCGAGCAGGCCCAGCGCATGAAGCCGCGCAAGTACGGCAAGCAGCTGCAGATCACGGGCGAAGGCGGCGGCGCGCTCCAAGTGGTGTTCGCCGCATCGGACGCCGACCTATGAGCGGCTTCAACCCCACCGAGCGCCAGAAGCTGGCGCAGGCCGTGCTGGGCAGCATGGCCACCTGGCTGATGCTGTTCGGTGGCGGCCGCTCGGGCAAGACCTTCCTCATCGTCCGGAACATCGTCACCCGCGCGCTGAAGGCGCCCGGCTCGCGCCACCTGATCGTCCGTTCGCGCTTCAACCACCTGAAGGCCTCGATCATGCTCGACACCTTCCCGAAGGTGATGCGCGTGTGCTTCCCGCAGCTGGAGAAGGACCGGGACTGGCACATGAACATGAGCGACGGCTACGCGCGCCTGCCCGGCGACACCGTGATCTGGTTCCTCGGCCTGGACGACAAGGACCGCATGGAAAAAGTGCTGGGCATGGAGTTCTGCACCATCTACGTCAACGAGGCATCGCAGATCCCCTGGGCCGGCGTGCAGATTTTGCTGACGCGCCTGGCGCAGCGCTGCGTCCAGCTGATCAACGGCGTCGAGCAGCCGCTGAAGCTGCGCTTCCTGTTCGACTGCAACCCGCCCAGCAAGATGCACTGGACCTTCAAGGTCTTCAAGCAAAAGCTCGACCCGGAGACGAAAGCGCCGCTGACCAACCCGGCTAACTACGACAGCTTCCAGATGAACCCGACGGACAACGCGGCCAACCTGTCGCCGGAGTACCTGGCGACGCTGGAAGGCCTGTCCGAGCGGATGAAGCGCCGCTTCCTGCGCGGCGAGTTCGCCGACGCCACGCCCAATGCACTGTTCGACGAGGCCGATATCGACAAGTGGCGCGTGAACGCGAGCGAAGGGCTGCTCGAGGAACTGCCAACGATGGTACGCATCGTGGTTTCCGTGGACCCGAGTGGCGCGAGCGACGACGAGCAGAACGCCGACAACGACGAAGTGGGCATCACCGTCGACGGCTTGGGCGTGGACGGAAACGCGTACCTGCTCGAAGACCTCACCGTGAAGGGCGGACCGTCTGTCTGGGGCAAGGTGGCCGTGCTGGCGTACATGCGGCACGAGGCGGACGTCATCGTCGGCGAGACCAACTTCGGCGGCGGCATGGTGAAGTTCGTCGTCCAGGCCGCAGCGGTGAAGCTCGGAACTCGCGTCAACTTCAAGATGGTCAACGCCAGCCGGGGCAAAGTGCAGCGCGCCGAGCCCTTCAGCGTCCTGTACATCGACGGGAAGGTACGCCACGCCGGTCTGTTCCCGAAGCTCGAAGACGAGCTGTGCGCCTTCTCCACCTCGGGCTACACCGGCCCGCGCTCACCGAACCGCGCTGATGCGCACATCTGGGCCCTGGCCGAGCTGTTCCCTGCTCTGGTCAAGCCCGCCAAGAAATCGGCGGAAGCCGACACACAAGACAACTACGAAGGAGAAGGCGGATGGATGGGATGAAGCCCGGCCACATCGTCATGGGCCACGCAAGCCTGGAGCTCAGCTACTCGGGCATCGTCCCGGTCGCGGATCGCGGCCGCGTGCTCGAAGTCACCAGCTTGCGCACGGATCGCTGGTCGCGCAACCAGGGCCACGCCAGCGCGTTGATGCGCGAGGTCTGCCAGCAGGCTGACCAGAACGACATGTTCCTGCTGCTGCGCCCCGAAGCGTTCGGCGCCGGCGGCCTGACGACGGAGCAGCTGGCCGACTGGTACGCGCGCCGTTTCGACTTCGTCGAGCTGCAGGACGCGCCGCTGATCCTCATCCGCCTGCCGCGAACCGCGGCGCAACAATGGGCCGCCGCGCATGAGTACGCATGAAAACGCCGGCGCCGGCCAGGGCGCCAATAGCGATGCAGGCCTGCTGAAGGAAGTCCGCGAGTTCGTCGAGCACGCGATCAGCGCGGACAGCGACAACCGCGACAATGCGCGCGCCGACCTGAAATTCGAAGCCGGCGACCAGTGGCCGGAGCAGATCAAGGCCCAGCGGCAGCGCGAGGGCCGCCCGTGCCTGACCTTCAACCGTCTGCCCACGTACAAGCGCCAGGTTACGAACGACCAGCGCCAGAACAAGAGCGGCATCAAGGTGCACCCGGTCGGCGACGGCGCCGACGTGAAGAAGGCCGGGATCCTGCAGGGCATCATCCGGCACATCGAGTACAGCAGCAATGCCGACATCTGCTACGACACGGCCGTGAACAGCGCTGCGTCGATCGGCTGGGGCTTCTGGCGCCTCGTGACCGAGTACGAGTCGCCCATGTCGTTCAACCAGGTCATCCGGTTCAAGCGCGAGCGCGACGCCATGAAGGTCTACTTCGACCCGAACAGCGTCGAGGCGGACGGCAGCGACGCGAAGCGCTGCGCCATCGTGTGGGACATGGCCAAGGCGGACTTCGACCGCGCACACCCGGGCGTCGACGTCGCATCGGGCACGGCCGGCTTCGACCTGCAACCCGGCTGGATGGACAACCGGTACGTGCGCATGGTCGAGTTCTACTACTTCGAGCAGACGCGCAAGACGATCTACCTGCTGACCACCGGCGATGTCGTCGAGCAGGTGCCCGTCGGCGGCGTGGTGAAGGTCCAGCGCGAAACTCTCGTGCCGCAGCTGAAGTGGGTCAAGACGGCCGGCGGCACGAAGGTGCTGGAGCGGACCGACATCATGTGCCGCTGGATCCCGGTGTTCCCGGTCTGGGGCAACGAGATCGACATCGACGGCAAGGTGATCCGCAGCGGGATCATCCGCGACGCGAAGGACCCGGCCCAGATGTACAACTTCTGGATGACCAGCGCGACCGAGGAAGTCTCGCTCCGTCCCAAGACGCCGTTCATCGGGGCCGAAGGCCAGTTCGAAGGCCACGAGAAGAAGTGGGCCCAAGCGAACAACAAGAGCTTCGCCTACCTCGAGTACAAGCCGGTCTCGATCGATGGCGTACTGGCGCCGCCGCCGCAGCGCTCGCCCATGGCCGACGTCCCAGTCGGCATGTTGCAGATGGCCGTGCACGCGGCCGACAACATCAAGGCTGTCACCGGCCTGTTCGACGCTTCGCTGGGCGCCGCCGGCAACGAGACCAGCGGCAAGGCCATCACGGCCCGCCAGCGCGAGGGCGACACAGCCAATTTCCACTACACCGACAACCTCAATCGGTCCATCCGTCATTGTGGCCGCTGCCTGGTCGACATGATCCCGCACTACTACGACGCCGAGCGCGTGGTGCAGATCCTGAACGAGGACGAGACCATTTCGTCGGCCGAGATCAACAAGCCGGCCGTCGACGAGCAGGGCCGCGCAGTGGACGAGAAAGGCCAGCCCATCCTCGACCCGGTGAACCAGGTGCAAGCCATCCTCAACGACATGACGGTCGGTACCTACGACGTCACGATCGGCACGGGCCCGAGCTACGCCACCCAGCGGCAGGAAGCGGCGGACGGCATGGAACGTCTGGCGAGCGCGTGGCCGAAGCTGATGGACGTCGCCGGCGACAAGGTCGTCGCCGCGCTCGACTGGCCGGGCGCCGAAGAGATCGCCGCGCGCATCAAGGCCACGATCCCGGGCCAGATCACCCAGGCAGACAAGAACGGCGAAGACGGCGAGGAGCAGGG